TTTACCTTGTCTCCTGACCAAGTCAGGGCTATGAAAGATGCAGGTATGTGGGATGACGCTGAGAAACGAGCGAAGATGATTCGACGCTACGCCTTAGAAGCACGCAACAATAACGGTTAAGGAGTAATAAAATGGATTCTCGTTTAAAGAAAAATTTGAATGCTGGAGACCGCGACAATCGCGGCAGTCGCGACACGATTCGCGAGGCTCCAGAGGACAAAATGGCATCGTCTGATGAGCGTACTCAAATGTGGAAAGACGAATGGACACAAAGTGCATTGCCCGCTGTTCCTGATATGCAGGGATGGCACGTTTGCTGGTTATCGACAACTAACAGTTACGACAGCATAGATAAACGGATTCGACTTGGGTACGTTCCCGTGAAAGCGGATGAGTTACCTCAAATGCGAAATAACCGTGTAAAAGCTGGAGAACATGAAGGTTATATCTCGTGCAATGAGATGTTGCTTTACAAGATTCCTATGGACTTGTACCAAAAAGTGATGGCTCATTTTCACCATGAAGCACCGCTTGAAGAGGCGAATAAAATCAAACTTCAAGCAGAGCAGAACTTGGCGCGTGATAGTCGGGGCAGAAGCCTCGGTCAGATTGAAGGCGATGGGCTTAATGACATTGACAAACCGATTCCTGCGCCGCATTTTGCGGGGTAGGGTGTTTAACTGAATAAAGGAGTAAGACTATGTCTTCAACTAATGCTCCGTTTGGTATGCGTCCGTCTTTCCATCCTTCTGGCTTGGACAGAGCGGTTGCTTTGCCTAACGGTATTGCTTCGGCCTACAACACTGGAATTTTGAAAGGCCAACCAGTAGCGCTGAACACAAGCGGTAACATCGTCGCCGCCACGGCAGGCTCTGCCTACCAAGGCGCTTTTGCTGGTCACGAGTACACCGACCTCACTGGTCGTCGTCTCGTCAGCAACCAATGGATTGCAAACACTGCATACCAAACTGGTTCTGAAGTGACTTACTACTACTCTGACCCGAACATCGTTTACGACATTCAGGCAGACGGTAGCATCGCTTCAACTGCTGTGGGCGACCAAGCAAACTTTAGCAACATTACCGCTGGTTCCACGACCACTGGTTTGTCGCAATGCACCATCTCTTCGAGTTTGGCGGGTGCAGGTAACGTCGGTGATATGCGTATCATCGGTTTGACACCTGCTGTTGATAACGCATGGGGTGACGCATACACCGTGGTTCAGGTTCAAGTGAGCCGTAGCCAGTATGTTGCAACCATCAACGCCATCTAAGGAGTAAATCATGGCCGCACCAATGCGCAGTACGGACTTTAGAAGTATTGTTGAACCAATCCTCAACGAATGCTTCGATGGAGTCTATGACCAACGTACCGATGAATGGTCACGAGTTTTCCGTGAGCAAGAAGGTATTCCACGCAACTACCACGAAGAACCAGTCCTTTATGGATTTGGAGCCGCGCCTCAACTGCCTGACGGAACTCCTGTTTCGTATCAGCAGGGTGGTGTTCTCTTCTTGCAACGCTATGTATACAACGTGTTTGGCTTGGCCTTCGCGTTGACCAAAGTGTTGGTTGAAGATGGCGACCACATCCGTATCGGTCAGGTGTATGCACGTCACTTGGCTCAGTCTTTGATTGAGACCAAAGAGACTTTGTCTGCAAACGTGTTGAACCGTGCTTTCAACAGCGCGTTCCCCGGTGGTGACGGCGTTCAATTGAACTCCGCTTCTCACCCAATTGTGAACGGTACTTTCAGCAACTTGCTGACCACCGCCGCTAACTTGAGCCAAACATCGCTTGAGCAGATGTTGATTCAGATTCGCCAAGCTGTGGACAACAACGGCAAGAAGATTCGTCTGGTTCCCCGCCAATTGGTGGTGGCCCCCGGCAACATCTTCCAAGCCGAAGTTCTGTTGAAGTCAGTTCTCCGTGCAGGTACAGGCAACAACGACGTCAACCCAATCAAGTCAATTGGCTTGCTTGACGAAGGCGCGGCTGTTCTGTCTCGTTTGACTTCTCCTACCGCTTGGTGGGTGCAGACAGATGCTCCAGAAGGCATGAAGTTGTTGATGCGTCGTAAGCTGGAAAAGACTATGGAAGGCGATTTTGAAACCGACTCCATGCGCTACAAGGCTACCGAGCGTTACCAAGTGGGCTTCACTGACCCACGCGCCCTTTACGGCACACCCGGCGTCTAAACCGCGCCACGGGGGGTTGGGATAACACCCAACCCCTTTTTTTGTTAATTTGTATTTGTCAAACTTTTCAAGGAGCAGACAAAATGCCTCAATATTCAGATGACCTATTTTTAGGCCCAGCCGAGACGTACATGGGTACGGGCTTGCGCAATTACTCCACTACCGCAATCGGTGGTACTGGTGGTTCTTCTTCCACAACACTGACAATCACCTCTGTGGGCTTTGGCGCTCCAATCGTGGTTGGTATGTATGTTGATGGTGCTGGCGTAACTGACGGTACTTTTATCACTGCCTTTGGCACTGGTACTGGTGGCGCTGGTACTTACACCCTCAATCAAGCAATCAACATTGCAAACACTGTTGCGTTGACATTGCATGACTTAGAGCCTTTTGAAAATCCATCTCCAATGAGTATTGGTGTTGGCCCCTTGGGTCGCATCTATGTGTGGGATGTGGTTCCTCAAGCCGCTGTTGCAAACAACATCGCCGCTTCACAAACCCCTACCGTTGCTGGCGCTTTGACGTTAACGGCAGGAACCAATGTGAAGTCAATCACCACAGTCGCTGGTACGTCCGCCTTTTCGCTTGATGTTCCTCGCGGCGTTAGCGTAACAACGGCAACTGCCGCTGTTGCTACTCTGTCAAGTGTGGCTGTAACTGGTACTGGTGGTCAGATTTCCTACACCTCGCAAGCAGGTTTGGTAACTGGTCAACGCGTGACTGTGTCAGGTACGTTGAGTGGCACTGCAACCATTACTGGTTACAGCAACCCAACAACTTATATCTTGACCGCTGTGACAGCGACTACCGCAACCTTGACTACTACAGCAGGCGCGGCAGTTGTGACCACCGCAGGCACGACAACTGGTTTGACTTTCACTTTGGGTGTGGCTCCTGTGACCGTCACTGTGACAGGCTTTGACGTTTATGGTCAATCAATGAGCGAAGCAATCACTTCTAGCGCCGCTGTAAGCACCGCTGTAAGTGGTTTGAAAGCCTTCTACCTCGTTACTTCTGTGAGCGTAAGTGGCGCTACTGGTACTGCTCTGACTGTTGGCACAACCAACGTGTTGGGTTGCCCAGTTCGTGTTCCTAACATTGCTTATGTGGCAAGCGTTAAGAGCAACAACGCTTTGGCGCAAGATGGCGGTACTTTTATTGCCGCTGACACTGCAACTGCTACTACCACTACTGGTGACGTTCGCGGTACATACACCCCTGCTACTGCATCGAACGGCATTGTTCGTACAGTAGTGGGAATCTTGTTGCCTGCAATCGCTGTTGGGCCTAACGCTACTCGCGTTGGCGCTCTCGGCGTAACTCAAGCCTAAAGGAGAGCAACATGGGACAATTTAAACCAATGGTCAAAATGATGACCACTGAGCCTACAGTTGAGTTAAAACTCAAAAAAGGCGGTCACGTCAACATGAAAAAAGGTGGCAAAGCGGAAGCTGGTCACAAAAAAATGGCGATGGGCGGCGGTGCTATGGACATGATGACTGGTACGCCAGCCCTCGTTGGTCGTCCTGCTGTTAACGCTCCTGTTCGCGCCCCCATGAAGCCTTCTATGTCCTCACGTCGCAAGGCGATGATGGCTAAGAAGGCTCCTATGGCTCCTCCAATGAAAGAAGGCGGCGAGTCCAAAAAGACGCACATGGCTGAGATGTCGAAGATGAAGGGTCTTGAGAAAGAACTGAAGTCTCACGAGTCCAAGCCTGCCAGCAAGGGTCACAAAGGTCTGAAGACTGGTGGTGTTGCTCTTGGTAACGCTGGTGGCTATAAGAAGGGCGGCGACGTCAAGATGGCTAAAGGTGGCGTGGCTGGTAACGGCATCATCAACACCGAAAAGCAAGGCGGCAAATACCGCGATACTCTGATGCACACCGCTGAGTACACTGGCAAATCCAGTGGCAAAACTGGTGATGTGAAGATGGGTAACGGCGGTGGCTACAAGACTGGTGGCGTTGCCCTTGGCAATGCTGGCGGCTTCAAGGCTGGAGGCAAAACCTCAAAAAAAGCCTACGCGGCGGGGGGTACTGTTAACTCAGGTCGTCCCGTCGCGATGCCCCAAGGCGCTAAAAAGCCATCGTCTCCTGTAAGCATCGACCAATTGTCTGGTACTTTCAAAAAGGGTGGCAAAGTCACCCCCGCTGAAGGTCGCTTGATGAAGAACTTTGCGTCTGAGAACAAGACTGCTATGAAGCAGGCAAAGGCTCAGTCCAATGAGGTCTACAGCAAGTACGGCAACATGAAGATGAAGGGCGGTGGCGCTACTTCTGACAAAGAGATGGATATGTCCAAAGGTGCGTATGACGCTCACTATGCCAATGAAAAGGCAGAGAACGAGGCAATGCGCAACATGGTTTTGGGCGTTCCTAAAAAACTCATGGAAGGCGTCAAGGGGATGTTTAGCCCCAAGGCTCCTCAAGGTCAGGGCGCTGTGACAAAGACTGAGAAGTCAATCACAGTATCGCCAGCAGGTAAAAAGCGTGGCGGACGCGCTTGTTGAAAACGAGTGGGGGCTTCGGCCCCCGCTTCTAATTGGAGATTTAAATGTCAACATTGACTAATGTATTTTCCGCGCATAGGGATTCGACGGGCGTAATTTACGCTGGCGCAACAAACCTCGCTGGGTATCAATTATTGACGGGTGGTGTGGCTGGTGAAATTGTGTTCCGCGATGGTGGCTCAGGTGGCACTGTACTTTTACGGGTCAACATTTCTGCTTCGCCAACTAATCCGTTCTCGACGCTGTTGCCGGGCAACGGCATCCGCTTTACAACCAATATTCATGTGACGTTGCCTGCGGGCGCGGCAGTGACTATTTTCTGCGGGTAAATCATGGCAAAAAAACCAAATGGCTTATATGAAAATATCAATGCAAAACGTCAAAGAATTGCTGAAGGCTCTGGCGAAAAAATGCGCCGAGTGGGTAGCAAAGGTGCGCCAACGGCTAAAGACTTTAAAGAGTCGGCTAAAACAGCCAAAATGAAAACTGGCGGCAAGATGTCAAAGTCTTGCTGGTAAACCATGCCAAGCAAATCACCAGCCCAACACAAATTGATGGCGGCGGTTGCGCACAACCCTTCTTTTGCCAAAAAAGTTGGCATTCCTCAAAAAGTTGGCAAAGAGTTTGCCAAGGCTGATGAGGGCAAAAAGTTCAAAGAAGGCGGGCCAAATCTTTCTGTTGGTCGAGGCGAAAAATTGCCAGTATCAAAGGGCGCGGGGCTTACCCAAAAAGGTCGCGACAAGTACAATCGAGAGACTGGTTCAAACCTAAAAGCACCCCAGCCACAGGGAGGCGCACGCAAGGATTCCTTCTGCGCTCGAATGAGCGGTATGGCTGGGCCGATGAAAGATGAGAAAGGCGAGCCGACTCGTAAAGCGGCGGCGCTTGCACGTTGGAAGTGTTGATATGGCGTACTCTGATACCTACGGACAGACCTACAACGTACAGACGTTGATTGACCACGGCGCTCGTCGTTGTGGCAAGCTGGCTGAAGAACTGACTTCTGAGCAAGTCTTGTCCGCACGTCAGTCGCTTGGCTTTCTGTTGTCCAACCTCATCAACCGTGGCATCCAATATTGGTGCATCAGCAAAGAGGTAGTTGGTCTTACCCCCAACAAGTATCAATACACCCTGCCAAATGGCGCTGTAGACACGCTCAACGTGCTGTATCGCACAATGAACCGTCCTGATGGTGCATACACCTCCTCCGCTGGTGGTGTGGTTGCAAACCTCTACGATGGCAACATTGACACTTACACCCAGCAGACTTCTGCCAACGGGAACTTCACGGTCAATTACGGCACAACAAACCCCATCTATGCAGGCTCTATCGGCTTCTTGCCTTACATTGCTGGCGGTGGGTCAGCGACGTGGAATATTTCGCTTCAATACTCGACTGATGGGGTGACGTACTCTACGTTGCAAAACCTTGGTGCAGTTGCGGTCACGGACAACACATGGGTGTGGACGGATATAGACCCCGGTCAATCTGTCGCTTTCTACCGTATTGTCGCCTCTGGTGGCACGACTCTCGCCCTGCGTGAGTGGTACATCGGCAACAATAGCACCGAGGTGATGATGTCTCGCCTGAACCGCGACGACTACACCAACCTGCCAAACAAGAATTTCACAGCAAACCAACCCTTTCAGTTTTGGTTTGACCGCACCATTCCAAACCCTACGATTTATCTTTGGCCTACCCCAAGCAACGCATTTGTGCAGATGACTGTGTGGTACTCCACCCAAATCATGGACGTGGGCGCGTTGACGGATGAACTACAAATTCCTCAACGCTGGTATGAGGCTGTAATTTTTATGCTGGCTCACCGTATGAGCCTCGAACTCCCACAAGTTCCAATGGACAGGGTTGGCTATCTGGAGAAGATGGCTGAGAAATACCTGTACGAGGCAGAGCAGGAAGAGCGCGACAAGTCACCGATTTACTTCGCCCCCAACATCTCTGTGTACACGAGGTAACCGATGCCCATTTTCTTGGACACAACGGGGCTGACTTCACTTGCCATCGCGGTATGCGATAGATGCAAGATGAAGAAGCCGTATGTGAACTTGAGACCCGATGGCAATTCACCCGGTCTGCGCGTCTGTGGCGACGGATGCTGGGACACGCTTGACCCCTACCGTTTGGCGGCACGGAAAACCGAAAGGATTAACCTTCGGTTTGCACGCCCTGATGTGAGTGTTGCGGCTAACGACAACTTCCTAATGACTGGAAGCGTGAACTTGGCGGGTACAAGCCAGTTCATGATTTCGACCGAACAAAATACTCAAACTCCGACCAACACAGGGAACAAGGACACGATTGCACCGAACCCTCCAGACAATACGAGTACATAAATGTCAGCACAAGTCACCATACTTCAACTCCCAGCGGCTGGTGCTATCACAGGCACTGAGTCAGTTCCTATTGTCCAAAATGGCGTGACGGTGCAGACGACCACGGGCGCGATTGCTTCCGCCCCGTCGCAGGTTTACACCTACCTGACAGTCAACCAGACTCCGCAACTTCCAAACAGTCGCTACGTTGGCGCAACCAATGGTTTGGTTCTTACTGACGGCGGTGCGCAGGGACTCTTCAATATCAGCACCACAGGCGCTTTATTGTCTTTGGTGAACTCTGGTACTGGGATACAAGTAAAAACGTCTTCTACAGCCATTACAGGGCGTTCTATCGCTATTGCCAACTCAGGTTTGAGCGTGACCAATGGCGACGGTATTGCGGGCGACCCAACGCTGTCTTTGACAGGTCAAGCGCTGAACCTTGCAAACGCAAGTTTCAATGGCTTTATGGTGCTGTCAACATCTGGCGCGGTGACCTCTACCACCTTGGTAGGTACAACAAACCAGATTGGCATCACGAACACCAATGGCGTGGGCAATCCAGTATTTACGATTGCGGACAACGCAATATTCCCCGGCACTGGTGCGGTCACCGTCCCCATTGGAACCACAGGCCAGCGACCATCTTCGCCTGTTTCGGGCATGATTCGCTTTGACACCACTGATGGTGCTTACTACGGCTTTGCTTCTGGCGCATGGAGACAATTTTCTCTGTCTGGTGGCGTAACCCAAATTGACACTGGCACAGGTTTGACTGGTGGCCCAATCACTGGTGTTGGCACTATTTCAATAGCCAATACCGCTGTCACGGCTGGCTCTTATGGCTCCTCGACGCAGGTCGGAACCTTCACCGTTAACGCCCAAGGTCAACTGACTGCCGCCGCTAACGTGGCTATCAGCGCTACGGCTATTGGCGCGGTGACCACCGTCAACGGCACGGCAAACGAAATTACCTCGACAGGCACAACAACTGTCACGTTGTCTTTGCCTTCGGCTTTGACCTTTACTGGAAAGACAATAACTGGCGGAACGTACTCTTCTCCCAATATTGCCCTCATCATTAACTCTGGCACATTGACCCTGCCAACTAGCACTGATACCTTGGTGGGTCGTGCGACAACAGACACGCTGACCAACAAATCAATCAGCGGCTCGACCAACACGCTGACCAACATTGCCAATGCAAGCCTGACCAATTCGTCTGTGACTATTGGTACTACGCCAATTGCTTTGGGTGCATCAAGCCTTACTTTGGGTGGTCTGACTTCTGTTGCCGTAACGCAAGACCCAACTTCTGCATTGCAGTTGGCAACCAAGCAGTATGTGGATGCGGTGGCTGAGGGTCTTCATGTCCATGCATCTTGCGCGGCGGCAACCACTGGAACTCTTGCATCCATCACTGGCGGCACAGTAACCTACAACAACGGCACGGCTGGTGTTGGTGCTACTTTGACGCTATCTGTTGCCCTGACTGTTTTGGATGGCTATACGCTTCTGAATGGCGACCGTGTACTTGTAAAGAACGAAGCCACGCAAGCCAACAACGGTATCTACACATGGGCTACAGGCGGTACGGTTCTAACTCGTGCAACTGACTTTGACACCGCCGCTGAGATGGCGAGTGGTGACTTCACCTTTATTATCTATGGCACTTTGTACGCAAACACAGGATGGGTTCAGACTGACCCTGTTACTGTTGTTGGTACAAGCCCTGTGACATGGGTACAGTTCTCTGGCGCAGGAGCATACACCGCAGGCACTGGCTTGACCCTGACAGGCACGCAGTTCAGCATCACCAACACAGCGGTTGCCGCTGGGGCGTATGGCTCTGCCACCCAAGTCGGCACGTTTACGGTTAATGCACAGGGTCAATTGACTCTAGCAGGCAACACCACGGTGACGCCAGCGGTCGGCTCCATCACGGGGCTGGGTACTGGGGTTGCAACTGCTTTGGCGGTCAACGTAGGCTCTGCTGGCGCTATTGTGGTCAACGGTGGGGCTTTGGGTACACCAAGCAGTGGTACGGTCACAAACCTCACTGGAACCGCTTCCATCAACATCAATGGCACTGTGGGTGCAACTACCCCAACCACTGGCGCATTCACCACTATTTCAGCGACTGGGGTCATCACCTCGACCGTTGCAACTGGTACTGCGCCATTTACTGTGGCATCAACCACAACCGTGGCAAATTTGGGTGCGACCAACACCGTAAACACGGCGGTGACAGCGGACTCAACCAACGCGACGAACTACCTCACTTTTGTGAGCGCTACTAGCGGAAATCTGGGGCAATTGGTAAACTCATCAATAACTTGCAATCCATCGACAGGCGTGCTAACTGGCGGGATTTCTGGAGGAACTTTCTAAAATGTCGGCAACAAATTTCACACCAATTCAGTTGTACAGAAGTACAACGGCTTCTGCCGTTCCTCTGGCGGCAAACCTTGCGGCTGGCGAACTTGCCATCAACATCACCGACGGCAAGCTGTACTACAACGACGGCGGCACGGTCAAGCTGTTGGCAAGTAATGCCGCGACGACCAACGTCACCTCAATTACGTTTGGTTCTACTGGTCTGACTCCATCAACTGCGACTTCGGGCGCGGTGACTGTTGCAGGTACGCTGGTGGTTGGAAATGGCGGTACAGGACTCACCACAATCACCGCAGGGCGCATTTTGTATGGTGCTGGTACATCAGCCATCGGCAACTCCGCAAGCCTCTTCTGGGACTCTGCAAACAGCCGTTTTGGCGTCAATACCGCGACTCCAGCGGTCACCACTGAGTTGGTTGGTACGGATGCCATGCTTATTCCCAAGGGAACGACAGGAAACCGTCCTACAGGCGTTTCTGGCTATTTGCGCTTCAATACCACTACGAGCGAGTTTGAGGGCTACAACGGCACTGCATGGGCATCGGTGGGTGGCGCGGCGTTAAGCAACGACACCTCAACCACATCAAACATCTATCCGCTGTCTGCGGCGGCTACTTCTGG